TTATCACCCACAGCTAGTGGAAAATCTCTCATTGTGTATCTTATTGCTAGGTTTAACCTTATTCGGTTAAAAAATAAGAAACAAAATAAAGTATTAATAATTGTGCCTACTACATCATTAGTAGAACAATTAACAAAAGATTTTAAAGATTACGGTTGGAATAGTGAAACTACTGTACATAAAATATATCAAGGACATGATAAAGATACAGACAAAAGAGTTGTAATATCTACATGGCAATCAATTTATAATTTACCAAAAGCATGGTTTAAACAGTTTGGTACTATTGTAGGTGACGAAGCACATTTATTTAAAGCGGTATCACTTACTAAAATTATGTCAAAACTTACAGACTGTAAATATAGATATGGTCTTACAGGTACATTAGATGGTACAAAAACACACAAATTAGTATTAGAAGGACTGTTTGGTACAGTTAATAAAGTTATATCAACTGCCGAGTTACAAAATAAAAAACAACTGGCGGCCTTGAAAATTTACGGTTTGATATTAGGTTATGATAATGGTAGTAGACAAATGATGAATGGTCTAAACTATCAAGAGGAAATGGACTTCTTAGTAAAACATGAAAAAAGAAACAAGTTTATAGTAAACCTGGCCTCTAAATTACAAGGCAATACTTTATGTTTATTTCAGTATGTAGAAAAACATGGTAAAGGATTGTATGAAGATATACAAAAGAAAGCAGATGATAAGAAAGTTTTTTATGTTCACGGAGGTGTAGAAACAGATGAAAGAGAATCTATTAGGGAAATTACAGAAAAAAGTGACAATGCTATTATCGTGGCAAGCTACGGAACCTTTAGTACCGGTATCAATATTCGTAATCTACACAACATTGTGTTTTGTTCTCCTAGTAAATCACGAATAAGAAATCTACAAAGTATAGGTAGAGGATTAAGATTGAAAGATGACAACTCAACGGCCACATTATATGATATAGCTGATGATTTGTCATATAAAGAGAAAGACAATTACACACTATCTCACTTTAGAGAAAGGATAAATATTTACAATGAAGAAGAATTTGATTATGAAATCCATAATGTGGAGTTAAAAGAATGACAAACATTAAAATAGTTAAGTTAGTTAACGGAGATGATATTGTTTGTGCTTTTCCCTCAGACCAATTACCTGAGGAATCCAAACTATTAAGAATATCAAGGCCGTTTCAGGTAAAGTATATTCCTCAGTTAACACCTCAGGGGTTTAAAGACTATGTTGCTCTAGTAAAATGGACAGCCTATACTAGTGATGAAATAATCACTATTCCAAAAGAAAAGATAATGACAATCACCAATGCAACTGGTGAAATGCAGACCTCATATGTGAGTATTATTGGTGAATATAAAACTATTGATAAGTTACCTGGCAAACTACAAACGCCAAGGTATGAACGAGAAAGAGTAAGTGATGAAGATAATGAAAGAATTAATGAGATATTTGATGAGTTCGAAGACGACCCAACCGTCCATTAATAAAAATAAAAACAAAGTATCTTTAAGTAGTAGCTTAGGAGCTGTTCTCTTTGAAACGGAACACCGTCTATTATATACGAATTTTTTACCATGTCAAGCGTGGAATGAAATAAATTTAAAAATAATTAAAAATAATATTATGCCAACCTAAGGTTGACATTATGAGAGGATAATGTATAATGTCCAACATGACTAAAAAAACAAAAACACAAAAAGAACATTATGTAAATAACAAGGAGTTCTTGGCTGCCATGATTGAATTTAAAAAGTCAGTCAATGAGGCATTAGAAAAGAAAAAAGAAAGACCTCCTGTTACTGATTACATAGGTAGTTGTTTCTTAAAAATTGCGAATCACTTATCATATAGACCTAATTTTATTAATTATACTTTTAGAGATGATATGATATCAGATGGTATAGAAAACTGTTTACAGTATTTGGATAACTTTAATCCAGAAAAATCTAATAATCCTTTTGCTTATTTTACACAAATCATTTATTATGCTTTTATTAGAAGAATACAAAAAGAAAAAAAACAAGTAACCATTAAACAAAAACTAATAATGGAAGCTAATTATGATGATTTAACTTTGCAACCAGGAGAAGATAGAGATTTTAAAAATCAATTTACTGAATTCTTACAAAAAAATACAGTAATAGACGAACCAGTTAAAAAGAAAAAAGAAACAAAAAAGACTGCTAAGCAATCTAAATCAACCTTGGAATATTTTATTAATGAAGATAGCACTACTGAATGATACACACTTTGGCTGCCGTAATGATTCACCCGCTTTTATAGAATACCAAAATAAGTTTTATAATAATATATTCTTTCCTTACTTGAAAGAACATGATATTGGAACATTGGTACATCTTGGTGATGTGGTAGATAGAAGAAAGTTTATAAACCATAATACAGCCCACAACTTTAAAAAAGTTTTTTGGGATAAATTAGATGAGATGATTATAGATACACATATAATCATTGGTAACCATGACACTTACTATAAAAATACAAATGAAGTAAATGCCTTACAAAACCTCAACATTAGCAAAAATGCTAAAATCTATACTAGAGCGGACACCGTTAATCTTGGTGGGCTTGATATACTTTTCTTGCCTTGGATTTGTGATGATAACTTGGCTGATAGTATATACGCTATCGACAATACTACTTCAACCATTGCTATGGGTCATCTTGAAATTAAAGGGTTTGAAATGCACAAAGGACACTTTAATGACCATGGTCAAGAAAAATCACAATTTACAAAATTCGAAAAAGTCTTAAGCGGACACTTTCATAAAAAGTCAGATGACGGCCGTATCTATTATCTAGGTACACAATACGAAATTACATGGTCAGACTATCAATGTCCTAAAGGATTTCATATCTTTGATACTGAAACAAGAGAATTAGAAAGAGTTATTAATCCTTATAGAATGTATAAAAAAATATATTATAACGATAAAGAACAAGACTATTCTAGTTACGACTTATCTTCATTCGAAAATACATATGTTAAGTTGTTTATTGTACACAAGACAGATGATGATATGTACAACAGTTTTATAGAAAGAATATACAACACAATTACTGTACACGAACTACAAATTATAGAAGACCCTATTGATGTATCTTCTACAGTAAGAAGTGATATATTAGAACAAGGTGAAGATACACAAACATTTTTAAATAACTATATTGACCAGGCTGATACTGGTGAATTAGATAAAATAAAATTAAAACAGTTTGCAAGAGAACTGTATGGTGAAGCAAATGAATAGAACAGTAGAATATGATAATATACCATTTGGTCCTTATGTTATGAGAACAAAGTTACCAGAAGATATTAGAAAAAGACTATTAACAGACGGAAAAAAACAATTAAAAAGTTATCATACCAGATTAGCTGGGCATTTAGACTCACAACTAAAATATAATGATGAAACTACAGGTTGGTTTTATAACCAAACAGGTCCTATATGGCAGGCGTATAGAGAAGGTTGGTCTAATTGGACAGGACTTCCTAATGAACCTGTAGAACTAAATGCTCACGATTTATGGGTAAACTTTATGAAACCTGGTGACTTTAATCCTGTACATACACATGGCGGGGATTATTCATTTGTTATATTTTTAGATGTGCCAAAAAAACTCATAGAAGAACAAGACGCATTTGAAGGCACATCAGCTAAACCTGGTTCATTAATGTTTGAGTTTACACAACAAGCAAAACCAAAATGGGCATTGACAGGACAATCATTTAGACCATCAACAGGCGATATGATTATATTTCCAGCCCTATTACAACATTGGGTACTTCCTTTTAAATCAAAATGTACAAGAGTTAGTGTATCAGGCAACCTTGAAGTATTAAACAGGCAAAAACTATCACATGATTTCTTTTAAACGAATAAGATATAAGAACTTTTTATCTACCGGTAATATACCAATAGAGGTAGAACTAAACAAAACTGCCACCACACTAATTGTTGGTAGTAATGGTAGTGGTAAATCCACACTACTTGACGCATTGTGTTATGCTTTGTTTAATAAACCATTTAGAATTATTAAGAAAGACCAAATGGTCAATACAATTAATAATAGTGATACATTGGTAGAAGTAGAATTTGAAGTTGGCACCAATCAATATATGATTAGACGAGGTATAAAACCAAATCTATTTGAAATATATCAAAACGACAAACTTATAAATCAAGACGCCAGCAGTATTGATTATCAGAAATACTTAGAACAAAATATAATGAAACTTAATTACAGGTCATTCATTCAAGTTGTTATATTAGGGTCTTCATCATATGAGCCGTTTATGAAGATGAAACCAAGATATAGACGAGAAGTTGTTGAAGAAATCTTAGACATAAGAGTTT